ATCATTGGACTTGAGAATCACTCAGATGGAGGAACTCATCTGCATGCTTTTTTCATGTTCTCTCGGAAATTCCAGAGCCGGAACGCCCGAATTTTTGACGTCGAAGGTCATCATCCAAACATTCTGCGAGGCAACAAGACTCCTGGACAAATGTATGATTATGCGGTCAAGGATGGAGACGTTGTCGCTGGAGGGCTTGAGCGGCCGGGTGATGAACAGGTTGCCTCCAACGGTGATGTCTTCTGGCAGGCTGTCTTTGATGCGGAGACTCGAGACGAGACTTTTCGGGTCGCTCGGGAATCTAGTGTCGCTCTGTTCGGAAGATACTACTTCCAGGTACGCGCTATTGCAGAGGGAAAGACCATCAAAAACCCGCTTGATTACGAGTGTGATCCGACATTGGCGTTCGAGCTTGGACATTATCCGGAACTCTCCGATTGGTGCTCGTCTTATCTGGGAAGACGTGGAGGACGGTACGTATCCTTTGATTATCTTGCCACCTGCGCTTCGCTTCGGAGGCGCTGGATACATTCTTGGCTTGGGCTGTTTGGGCAGGAGCGTTGCCTTTCGCACGGGGATTTGTCGGGGCACCCTTCGGGTTCCCACGACACCGAACAAATCCCCCGTGCAAGGTGTGACGTAATGCTTAGTCATTCATTAGTAAGCAAGGCTAACTGTATTAGACCTAAATCTCTCATTCTGGTTGGACCAACCAGGACCGGGAAGACTACCTGGGCCCGCAGTCTAGGGGCCCACTTCTATTTTGGTGGTCAATTCAACATGGACCAATTAGGTTATGATCGCGAGGACGTCAACTATGCTGTGTTTGACGATATTCAGGCTCTCAAGTTCTTCCCTATGTGGAAGTTCTGGATGGGTGCACAGGATACATTCACAGTCACGGACAAGTACAAAGGAAAAATGACGTTTGATTGGGGTAGGCCGATCATCTGGTGCAATAACAGGGATCCTAGGGAGGACCCTGACACTGACGCTGATTGGATCGACGGAAATTGCATTGTAATTACAGTACCAGAGGACTATCCTCTTATTTCTCATGCCAATACAGAGTAGCTGAAAAGTTCAGCGACAATGAATCGGAAGAAGTAGATCCCGTGCCTGCAGTGATCATGTCATAGACTAACACGTCACCCATCCCTGGCTTTCCCTGAGTAGACCATGCGGTCTGACCGATTGCTCCTCCGAATTCGTCATCACCATACACCAGGTTCTTTTCGAACGGGTAGTAAAATGATTTGTTGAGAATATCGCCGGCGGTTGTCTTCGGCTTAATTATCATCGTAGTATCGGACTTAACGGTAATAAGGGTACCGTCGGTCTTAGCGTTGTAGATATCGTTCCAATCAGCACCGCGGGTGCCGTCGAAAACAATAGCTTGGGCTTGGAGCCTTTGGGTATTTGTCATATCGTTGACTAAGCGAGCATAGCCATTCGATGTCAAGACAAAAAAGTTGGCACCTGATTCGGTGATGAAGGTATTATTGGTTCCCTTCATAGTAAAGACAATACGCCTCCACAGCCACGGACGGGCTGAGTTAGCTGCTATATCGATCCTCTCACGGAGGCCCTTAATATAACAGGTGGTTGATGTTCGAGACGAGTCATCAGACGAGCCTACCGGAATACCGGGAGCCTGTTCGTTGGTACGTGCAGTAGCGGCCCACAAGAACTGATAGTCAATGCCACCGCCGATCAAGATAGCCGGATTTGCGGCATAAGTCAGGGTGGACCGGGGGACTTGGACGTTCGTATAGGTAAGCATGTTGTCACGCTTTTTGGTGGAGGCGACTTCGAGGATCCTTCGGGTTGGCATCCTCCTTGAGACGCGACGGGGGCGACGGGTGGTTGTTCGACGGTAACGAGTTGTAGTGCGGCGAGCATATCGGCGAGGTCGGCGCCTGGTGGTACGACGACGACGGGCATATCTTCCATAAGCCATTAGGTAAAAAATATAAAGGTGACGGAAAAGGTTGAGGGTTTTCCGATGGGAAAGCTCGGGTTTTATAGTTTGGATGTGGTGTCAGTCACGTGGAGCTAACTATATAAGGAAGTGACACTGACACCACGAGTTGTGTATAATATTAAACACAACTCCGGTGTCACTCACATGACTTTTCGATTCGCAGCCAAATATGGACTCCTCACCTACGCTCAATCCGAGGGTCTCGATCCATGGAAAGTTAACGACCTTCTTTCGAAACTGGGAGCGGAATGCATCATTGGACTTGAGAATCACTCAGATGGAGGAACTCATCTGCATGCTTTTTTCATGTTCTCTCGGAAATTCCAGAGCCGGAACGCCCGAATTTTTGACGTCGAAGGTCATCATCCAAACA